GGGAATACCAAAGGATTTGGGTTACTATAATTGCCATTTTCCAGGACGGCAAAGCTATGATAAAATCATAATGTAATTTGTGGATTTACTATAATTGCTACATTCCAAAGTAGCAAAGGTCGTACTATAGGCTACGACATATTGTTTGTAGTAATTGCTTGTCACATAAGCAAAGCAGTCAAATGACTGCAAGGGCTTCAAAAGCCCAATAGCTAACTATATAGCCATCACGTGGTAGTAACTTTAAATGGGTGAACCTCTCAAAACGGTTCTAATCCACCTCTCTTTAAAATTGGTTGAGATCAAGATTTGATCCTCCTTCTAGACTACCAGCCCAGATTTCTAACCCCTATGGGTTAGAATATTATTTGTGGCCCGGATGTATCCCTATCAAACAGCAACTTAGCATAGGGATGATCCATATTGTCACCAAACTGCAAATTTGAGACGAACTTTGTGAATTCGATTTGCATTTCAGTTGTCCAACCATACTGCTCATGCAACTGGTATGATGTTTCAGGGGTACTTAAACAGCCAGCCGGATAACGTAATTTATGTTCTTCATATTGTCTTATATATTTTGGTGTGTGGTTTTTGGTTAATTCTAATAATCTGTCTACTACCACTTTAACAGGAGGTAAAAATGAGCACTGCGATTCTAAGCCTAGTGCCACTCCTCTAATTAATGCTTCTCTACTTTCTCCCATTGGCGGATTAATAATATAACCTAATTTAGCTAAAACCTTTCCTGGTTTTGGCCCGAAAACTGGTCCTTGGGTGGTTATATAAATTCTGTTAGAACAAAACTCTAATGTGTCAACAGTTCTATAAGTTGCCTTGCTGTCAAAACCAAGAGAGGCCATTCCAACTTGCCATGGAAAGACCACTTCATCCGTGTGCAATAACACATTATCATCTCCCTGTAATATCATAGCAACATGATTTCCAATCCCATCCAAATTTCTTTTTGTCCACTTACAATATAAATATAGGTGTGAAACTCCGTTAATTACTGAATTAAACAAAGATGTAAATGGATCTCCACTTTTACGAGTTCCTTTAACCTTATATATCAATCCATGTAACGTATGACCATGAGTGGATATATTAGCTTTTATTAAATCGTAAATAGCTTTAGGACAACCAAAACTTTACACAGCCACAATTCATAATGACACCATTCCTCCCTAATTGATGTGTCAAACTTTCCCAAATCATCTTCCAACATTTTCCAGCCTTTTCTCAATACATACTGGGCTAAAGAAGAAGCACTTAACCCAGAAGTGAAACATAAAAAATTTTTTAGGCCCCACCTTCTTTTCATTAAAATTTGTAGCGATGCAATCCAAGGACCAACCAATACTATGTATTCAGGTTGCGCTCCTTGTATCATGCGTGGAGCTTTAATGGTTATGCCTGCTGGTGACTGATATAAATTGTTTTCCACTTTTACAAAAGAAGAGCGAGTAGTCCACTTATAGAGTTCCTCTTTAGTTAAAACGGTATGTTCGTCGTAACCTTCTTTTTCCATACGTTTTTTCACTTCTCTTAATATTCTCTTAACACT